CGATCTTCTTCTGAGCCAGCGAGTCAGCGAACTTGTGGTACGGCGCCGCGGCGTAGATGGCAGTCATCGAATCTCCTTGAGGCTTGGAAGCTGTCAGCCGGCGAAGCCGGAGAGCCCGACGCCGATCTTGTCCGGGGTGTAGCCGAAGTCGTCACCCGACGTGAACGACTGAAGGTGCGGGATCACCCAGCCGGCGTCCCCACCAGTCGCCGCCGACATGATGCGGATCTCGTCCACATCCGTCGTAGGCAGATTCTCGAACGCCTGCGAGTCAGAGTTGCCCGCACGCGTCACCGTCGACGACACCGCCACAGCATCAGCGAACGAAATCGGCTGACGCGCATACGACCCGCCCGACACCTCAACCCCAGCCAGGAAATACGCCACATACCACTGATCCGGCGGAGTCCAATACGTCTTCCCCGTCGCGTGATCCAGCAAAAGCAAACGCAGCCACTCAGTCACCGCAGCCTCCTAGGCGTAAGAGTCGTAGAAGGTCACCGACAGCGGCGCAGTGCCCTGATTGGTGACAGAAGTGGACGCCAGGCGCGGGATCGACAACCACTCCGACGGGTTATCCACCACACCCGCCAACACCACGCCACCCGACGAATGGACCTGACGCAGCCCAGAATCAAACACCGTGCCCGACGCCACCGACGCACGCGACCGCAACACCTGACCCGACACGTCCTGCCGCAACTTCACCGTGCCCGACCCCGTCGCCGTCGCCGACAGATACGCCGTCGCCGTGCCGTCATTCGTCAACGTCACCGACGCACCAGCAGCAACCGACACCGTCTTCGGGGTGAGGGCCCGCCTGTACGGGTCCAGCGCCACCAGTGACAGCGTGAACGTGAAACAGCCATTCACCGGGGATGGGACCGAGTGGCGCCCGTTCTGCCGAACATCCACCCACGTCGGAACCGGGTCCTCATGCACCACCAGTTGCCCCGTGGCGCCCAGCCCCGGCATCTCACCCGTGACCCGGTTCCACGCCGTCCGCGCATCCTCCTGCGAGTCCGCGAATACGGCGCCCGTGACGATGAGCTCGCGCCCTCCGTAGAGCTGCGTCGCCTGGACCAGCCCATGGCGACCGCTCGGCTCAAACGCCGTGGACCGCAGAGTGGGTGAGTCCCAGCCGTCGATGTTTGTAACCAGCCATTCGCAGCCGTCCGTGGTGGCGACGCCAGTGCCCATCGTCACGCCACATAGGTCGACGATGACGTGATCTGCAAGACTCATCGCGACCTCGTGTTCACTACGGCCCGGCTCATGGCGGTCGCGCTCATCGTTGGGACGGGCAACTCCCGCATGGCCTGTGCAATCTTCATGATCGTTCGGTCACTCAGGTCGGTTGGTCCAGTGCCGCCGCCCATCGCCGCAGCGATCTGCGCCTGGTTCAGAATCTGACCGTTCGAGCCCGGCACGAACAGTTCCGTGGTGCGGTTCCACGAGCCGTCCGGGTTGTCACCGACGGCGTACAGACCGCCAGCCCTGACCGGGCCGCCAGTCGCTCGAGGCGCCGGAACGAGTTGCCCATTGCCCGCATACACCATGCGAGTGTTGACCTCGGCCGTGACCGTCCAGCCCTTGTCCAAGAATTCCCGATGCAGAGCCTCGAGCGCGAGGTTGGCCTGCTCGGTGTTGATGGTGACGTCGATGTCGTTCTTGATTTTGTCGAGCTTGTCGTTGGCCGAGTCCTTGAACTTTCCGAACTCGGTCGCAGCCGTCTGCAACTTCGGGCCAATGCCAGGCACCCAGCCGAACGCCTTCGCTGCCCCGTCCAGCAGGGCGCCAACGACCGTGAGCCACACGTTCGCCCACATCTGGAACGCCGTGACAACAACCCTCGCAAGGGACAGCGCGCCGATCTTGATCATGCTGAACGCCGTGCTCACGTACGAACGGAACGTCTCGCTGTTGTTGTACGCATAGATCAGGCCAGCGGCGAGCGCCGCCAGGGCGATGACGACGATGCCGATGGGGTTCGCCGCCATGACAATGTTCAGCAGCGTCTGCACCGCCGTGTACGCCTTCACTATGGTCGTGATGACCTTGAAGGCAGCGATGCCGGAACTAAGCGCAACGACGAGCGCGGAGACGATCTCCTTGTTCTCGCCCATCCACTTCGCGACCGACTCGAGGAGCGGCGCGATAGCGTCGAGGATGCCGGGAAGCACCTTGAGTGCAGTCTTGAGCAGGCCCCACGTCGACACGCCCGCGTTCGCAGAGGCTGCGAGCAGTTGCGTGCCGATCTCCTTGATGGACGGCCACGACTTCTTAGCCGCACCCCAGATCTGCAGCAGAGCGACGCGAACCTTCTGGCCGGTAGCGACGAACCCCTCGAGCGGGGCTCCGATGTCGCCCGCGTCCTTGAGCGTCAGGCCAGCGATGAAGTCCTTGGCCGCCGCGACAGTGGCCTTTAACCCTTCACGGACCTTGAACAGGAAGCCGACGATCTTAGAGTCATCACCTATGTTGAACGCCTTGGCAAAGTTGTCCGAAACCTTGCCGTTGGCGAACACGTCGATGACGCCCTGAGCGCCCGGCAGTAGCTTGTTCTGCAGGAACCCAGCGAGCTTGTCAATGGTGGGCAGCAGCGACGTGCCGATGCCCTCCTTGAAGTTGCCCCACGCCGTCGCCAGCTTCTCGCCGGAAGTCGCAGACGCGGCAGCAGCCCCGCCGAATTCCTTGTTCAACTCGCCGAGGATGATCTTCTGCGCGTCGAGCGTCTTACCGCTCTTGACGAGCGTGCCGATCTGGTCCTTCTGCTGCTTGGTGAAGGAAACGCCAACCCTTTGGAGCGCCGTGATGCCCTTCACCGGGTCATTCAGCGCCTTGCCAAGCTGGATCGCCGACTGCTTCGGGTCGCCACCGAGGGCCGCGCCCATGTCGGTCGCGATCTGCGTCGCCTGGTTGAAGACGTCGTTACCCTTGCCAACCTCGTTGCGGACGTTCGTGAACGTCAGCAGCAGGTTCGACGCGGACTGGATCGCCTCATCGTCGATGCCAGTCTTGTTGCTGATGGCCGTCGAGAGGTCCCCGACCTGATCGGCAGTGACCTTCGCTGCGCTGCCCGTGGACTTGATGACCTGAGCGGTGAGCGCGCCGACCTTCTGCGACTCGCGCGCCTCGCCGATCGAGTCCTTGGCGAAGCCGATCGCGGACCCGGCCAGCTTCGCCAGACCAAGGGTCGCAATGACACCGGTCACGCCAGCCTTGAACGCGCCGCCGAACCCCTTCGAGGCTGAGGCGCCAGCCGACTTGCCAGCCGACTCCATGCCGCTACCGAGTTCGCGCTGCAGGTTCCCGGCAAACCCCTTGGCCGAGGGGACGACGGTCAGGTAGGCGGTTCCAACGTCAACGCCGGCCATCACGCCTCCTGTGCCTCGAGTTGGCGGCGCCGCTGCTTGTCGCGGAACGCCTGCGCCTTGATGTCGTTGAACTCAGCCGTCCGGTCCTGCGCCCGCAGGTCGGCAGGGCGCTTAACCGGGTCGGGTTTGCGCGCCTTCGGGTCTCCCGCGCGCTGCCAGTTCCCCGCCTGCACCGCGTCGATCAGCGATGCCGTCAGATACTCCATAAGCGTCCACGCGTTGTCATATCCGCACGACAGCCACGTCTGCGCACCCGACGGCAACTGCATCGCCAACACCGCCGCCTTGCGCGGCGACAGGCGCCCCCGCCACAGGTCCAGCAGATCCAGTTGGTAGTACCGCTGGAAGTCGGCCTCGAGTGGCCCTGCGTGCTCTCTCAGGAGGTAGCAGAGCCCGAGGAGTTTCCCGACTCGCCACCAATCGCACACATCACCGCGTTCAGGAACGACTCGAAGTCAGCCGAGCGGACCCGACCCTTCTCGTCCCGGTTCGCTTCCTTCCACGCCGACCACTGGTCGATGCCCAGGTATCCGCGGATCGCGCTGATGTACTTGCCGTCCTCGGTGAACTCCATGAGCTCGAGGTTGTCGGCGTTCTCGCGGTCGATGCGGTACGTCGTGCCGTTATGCTCCACGGTGATGACGTCCCCGCGTGCCTCGGCCTTCGGCTGGTGGTCCGTGGGAACCTTTGCGCCCTCAGGAATCTCAGGCATGGTCGTGCTCCTTCGTGCAGGCTGCAGGCAGGCAGCAGCCCCGGATGCCTGCGAATCCGGGGCTGCTGGTAGGTGGGTCAGGCTGCGGCGGTCTTGAGGATCGTGTAGTCGCCGTAAATGGTCACGGTGAACTCGTACATGGTGAGGTCCGAGTTCTTGTGGCTGACCGTGGCGCGGCCAGTGACCTCGCCCGAGGGGACAACCAGGCGCTTCTGCACCGCGCCGTCGTAGAAGTCCACGACCCACGCGCGCTCATCCGAGACGGCCTGGTTGGTGATCGAGTAGGTGTCGACGCCGGTTGCAGTCGTCGGCGCAGCCCCCTTGTAGTAGAGGCCAAGCGTGACGGCCGTCTCCTCCAGCGCGACGAACTTGAACGTATCCTCGACGCTGGTGACCTTCTTGCGCAGCGTGGCGCCACCCTGCCAGCCCTTGAACTCGGCCACATCCTCCGAGCGGTCGAGGTCAACGCCGTCCTCGCCGAGCCAGCCAGCCTCCTCGTGAGGCGAAGTCAGCGCGGCCAGCGTGGTCGGGCCCGTCGTGCCCTTCGGGGCGACCCAGACGCCCGAAGCGTCGTCACCGTAGATCCTGACGTTGTCGCGATCCTTAGCCATCGCTTAGCTCTCCTTCTTGGCGGTGGCCTCGGGGGCCGACTCATTCGCGACGCGGGCGCGTCCGAAGTGGATGAGGTTCTTCGCCTCTTCGCGCGGCAGGCTCGCGGTCGCGTCGGCGTTGTGGTTCTTGCCGGCCGCGTCCGTGTAGGGGTACGCGAACTCGACTCGGATGTTGTCGCTCATTGCTGCGCTCCTCGAGTGAGCAGTTGGACGGTGAAGAGGGTGTGAACCTTGGACGGGTCGACCGGGTCAGGCAGCGGCACCGGCAGCGCGAACACGTTGCACGGGAACGCCTGCCGGATGCGGGCCAACAGCACCCGCGCCGTCAGAGAACGCATCGACTCAGTCGCGGACGTGCCGTCCGTCCAGACGCGAACGTCGAGCATGGGACGCTCAGCCACGCGGCCCGCGTCCTCGCCGCCGACCATCCGCACTTGTATGAACCACTTGGGCGTCACGTTCGGCGCGATGGTCGTGCCACGCTTCCACGCCTCACCCGCAGGCGGTGCAGGTAGGTAGCCGGCATCGATGACGGACTTGACGAAATCGGTGAGGAGGCGCTCGGCATCAGCTGGCACAACGACAGGCATCAGCCACCCCCAACCGAACGTCCAAGAGCGCGATCGTTCGCCTCGCCAGCAGCACCAGAACCGAGGCGGCGCACATAGGCGCGAGCTCGGGAGGTGCCACCCTCAGCCACGTCGATCTCGTCGCGAGTGGCAGAACGGGCCCGAGCCGCGATGCTCTCGGCGGTCGCGCGAACGGCCGCTCGAACTTCCGGGGAAGTGAGCGCCAACTCGCGGATGCCGGCACGGTTGAGCTCGATGCGGAAGGATTGAGCCATCAGCCGCTCACCGCCTTAAGCCGGATCACGAGGTGGTCGAGCGCGGTGCCGACCTCCCATCGCTGCACCGGGCCGTCGATGTCGTAGACGGTCCCGGCGTAGGCGATCTGATCGGTGTCGATGACGTCCGCAGTGATGGGCGCCCAGACGGTGTAGACCGTCGTCAGTGCGTCGCGGCGGTCGAACACCTCCACCCCGGCACCCGGCTGCACGGAACAGCCGGGGATGGGCAAGTCATCACCCGGCGCACCAGGGATCGGGTTGCCGTACTCGTCCTCTTCCGTGGACGCGCTAGGCCGAGCCTTGCGGATGATTGTCTGCGTCCCCAGGTTCATGGCCGAGCCGGGATCTTGTAGCGGTCCAGAACGGCCTGCTGGTCCAGCATGAACGAGGCCGCACCCGGCACGCCGGACACGCCTCCCATGCGGACCTGCCCGACCTGCGACACAGCCGACCCAGTGACGCCACGCGATGCTGCCTCCCGCAGAACGCCGAGGATCTCAGGCGGGCAAGAGTCGTATCCGTGGGTCATGGTGACTTCGACCCCACGGAACCGGCAGCTCCACGAGCCACGAACCATGCCCGCCTCGGACCATTCCGGGTCCGTGACGGCGGTGCCGTCATTGGTGATGGAAGCGACGTCAGTCAAGTGAAGGGTGGGGAGCATCAGGATGCTCCCGCCAGGGCCGTCCACCGTCACCGTCTCTGTGACCGACGGCGCGATGTGCCACCCGCAGTAGGCGCGTGCGGCCTCGCAAGCAGCAGACCAAGCGACCGCGTCCACACCCTCTGGCGGGGCGGCGAGTGGCACATCGACCATGAGTCAGGCGCCCTTGTTCTGCGCGCTCGCCTGCTTGTTCGAGGCGGACGCAGCCTTGGCGTTGTCGCCATAGAGGGTCTTGGCGTCCTCGGGGTCGAGCAGCATCGTGTGCTTGACGCCGTTGATGTCGACCTCGTACTCCTTGCGGCTGTCAGCCATGTCAGTTCCTTTCGAGATGGTGGAGGGGCGACCCGACTTGGCCGCCCCTCCAGTCAGGCTGGATCAGACCAGGGTCACCTTGACGACCGCGGCGGGGACGCGCACGGCCAGGGCGATGCGCTCCTCGATGCGGGTCGTGACGATGTCCTTCGTGAACTTGCTGCCGTCCGAGTTGGTCGACTCGACACGCACGCCGCCCTTGCGGTAGACCGTGCTCGCGGCCTGCAGGGCGCCGACGACGACAGTCTTCGCGGCGACCGCCGAGGAGACGACCGTGCGCAGGCCCCACAGCGGCGGCTGGAACTCGACGCCACCGACGCCGTACTGGCCGGCGAAGAACCCACCGCCGTAGTACTGGCCGTTGGAGTCCTTGCTCAGACGCAGCGCCTGGTAGTCCGCCGGGTTGATGACGATGGAGTCCGCCGTCAGGCCGGTGGCCGTCTGGACCTTCGTCATCGCGCGGAAGATCGCGTCCTGCGCGGAGTCGCCGGTCGCGGCCTGCGTCTCGGTCTGGATGCCCGAGCGGTTCAGGAGGCCGAGCACGTTCGTCCCGGTGCCGTCACCATTGAGGAGCTGCGACTCCTCGACCATCGACAGCAGGTAGAGGCCGCGGTTGTTGATCTCCGACACCCAGAAGTCGAGGTCTTCGATCATCTCGTCGGAGGTGTCCCACCAGCCGGCGATCTTCTTGAGCGAGTCGGTGCGCGACGTCGGGTCAGCGATGTGAAGCTGCGGCTTCTGCCCGCCCTCGGCGACGGTGGCGAAGTTGCCCTCCGCGGCACCCTCGACGAAGTACGTGACGGCGTTGCTGTTGCCGCCGAGCGTGCCCGTGCCGAGCAGGTCCGCGATGCTCGCGCGGCGGAAGCCCTGAACGACGGTCCGGTCGACCTGCGTCAGCACGGGGCTGAACGCGGACGGGGTGAGCTGCGGGTCGGTGTTCGCCTTGAACTCCGTGGTGGAGAGCGAGGTTCCCCGCACGCTCTTGAGGCGCGCGAGACCCTCGGCGCCGACCGACTTGGCGAAGTGCTCACCGAGCGACTTCGCAGCCTGCGGCTGGTCGCCGTCCTTCTCGTCCTCGACCTTGCCGCCGCCGAGGCTGGCGAGGCGGGACATGAGCGCGTCGGAGTCCGCAGCGGACTTGATCTTGGCGTCGAGGTCAGCGATCTCAGCCGTCTTGGCCTGGACCTCGGCCTGCTCGTCAGCGGTCAGCGCGCGGCTCTCTGCCTGCGCCTTCGCGACGATGTCCTGTGCCGCCTTGAGAGCGGCGGCACGCTGTGCCTTGAGGTTCACGATGAACCCCTTTCTCACTCGTTCCCGAGTGCGAGTAGTGACAGTGCGGTCGCCCAGTTCTCGACGGACGGGTCGGCCTTCTGCTCCTCGTCGGGCGCGGACGACTTGGCCCCATCGGGCTCCTCGTCGCTGGCGCTGGACTTGGCCTCAGGCTCACCGCTGGCCTTGGTCTGGTCGGTGTCGGCCGCGGGCGCGGCCTTGCCTGCCTCGTCATCGAAGACGGACAGGACGTTCTTGATCTGGTCAGCAGCGCCGACCAGTTGCTCGTGCGCCGTACGCAGCGCGGTCTCGTTCTTAGCTGACAGGACCCGGCCGGCCTTCGCCATGAGCGCCTCAGTGGCGGACTTCACGGCCAGGATCTCGGTCTCTTGGTTGGCGCCGATCGTCACAACCGACACCTCATAGGTCTTGAGGCGGCGCAGCTCGTAGTAGTCACCGAGCTCGTCGGACTTCGCGTGCGCCCCCTCGAGGACGTCATAGGCGAAGGACATCTGGTTGATGCGCCGGCCCTTTATCATGCGGTAGACCTGCGCCGCCTTCGGGTTCTCAAGGTCGAGCTGGGCCGTGACCTTAAGGCCGATCTCGTCCTCTTCCGCCTTCACGACGTGACCGATGTTGAAGTCGGGGTCAGCCATGTTGTGACCGAACAGGAGCGGGATGTTCTGCCCCGACTCCTCCCACGCCTTCAGGTCATCGGCGAACGCACCCTTGACGACGACATCGCCATAGGAGTCCTTATTGCCGAACACACTGGCGTAGGCGGTGAACTCACCCTCGGTCAGCCCGTCATCGGGGCCGGCCTTGACCTGACGCGCAGAGAGCGCGGTGTCCTTGACCTTCATATGCCCTCCTCGGGCTCAGGGGATGTTGATCTCGAGATCGCAGTTGCAGCCCGCGACCTCGTCGGCGTCTCCGGAGTCACCGGGCCATGCGAGCCCATTGGAGAAGTTCTCCGAGAGGGCGACCGTCTCGCCGCTCATGGAGGCGTGAGAGGGACGCGCGTTGGCCCCGGCGATCCACGTCTTGGTGGCCGCCTCGCCCGCCGCCTGCTTGCCAGCCTCGACGGCGCCGAACGCGGACCATGCCGTGACGACTGTTGTGGCGATCTGCGCGGCTCGCGAGTTCTCACTGACGTCGAAGACAG